TAGTAATAGTAACCTCTGAAAGATTATCTGAATTAAACTTTTCAGAAATTTCATTAACGATTGTCATACCATTTGCTTTAATTTGGATATTACCAACATAAGCACCATCCAACAGGTCATAAGTGGTTTTATCCTTTAAAATGATTTTGTCCATAAAAAAGATTAGCTCCTTTCTTAATAAAAAATTGTGTTTTTGGGTTGCTAAAATGGAAGAGAATTTATATGAATTTGATTATATGATTATAAACGTAGAATCTTGTCTAAACGGCAGTTTAAAAAAGTTGACAATATATAGCAAAACCGTTACAGACACAACATCATTTGATGCTTCATTTTCTACTGGATTATCATGCAATAGTGTTATTGTGTTAAATGCATATACAAACGACTCAAATAGTGGTATCGAAGTTGCTATTGTGTCTGTAGAAGATGGAACTTATTATGCTAGATGTTATGATAAGTCGGACGGATATCTTACCAACAAAAAAATAACAATACATATTGATTACATTTTACGTCGAATGGAGTAAATCTCGAATCTTGTTTAATGCCATTATATTACTTGTTTATATATTGTTTGCAAGATCAACACTGCACACAATCACTTCCCCATCAGATGTTTCAGGGACAATTTTGCAATTACTATAGGCTTTTGCAGAGATAATAATTTTGGTCATTGGAATATTCAACAATGTATATGTTCCATTATCATACCCTCTACTGAATACATCAAAATACAAAATATTAGATTTTCTAACAATTCTAACTTTTGTTAAATTAAGTGTTCCAATACCTGAACTAGAAATTTTGGCTTTGTCAGAATGTACAAGAACTATTTTTACTTTGTGAAAACACCCAACTTGACTGTTCCAAATTTGGTTTATTAAAATTTCTATAAAATTTGAACCTGCACCTTCAGCACCAGTTTCGGAGTTAAAAATAATTTCTGCAAATCTATACCAACCCATACCCAACATGCCGATGGAAAAATCAGTGTATAGTTTAATGCCAGCAGATGGGTTTAATGCACTTATATCATTTTTAGTAGCGACATTTTTTAAACTGCCGTTTAAAGAAGTTATCTGATCTTGTAATGTCTTACCTTGTCTTGCATCCAATACAAAATTAGCCTCTGTTGTAGTAAGATTATTTGCTATGTTTGTAGTATTGATCTTATTATCAACTGAGGCTATCTTGTCTTGCAATGTTTTAGCGAGGGCAATTACTTTTGTAGCATCGTCTCTTGTGATTGTGATTCCGTCAACTTTAATTGTGTCTGCACCATGAAGAGTCCCATCTTCATCAGCAGTAATTGTAGTACCATCTGGTGTATATTTTGTCAGTCCATCTAACTTCTTTGCGTATTCCTTTGTCATAAGTCCATCGACTTCATTTGTAGCCTTTGGAATGGCGTTAGCAGAAATTGCAACCCATTTAGTACCATTATAACGATATGTATAATCAGTATCTTTTACATTAACCGTCCATCCGTCATTTGGAGTAGGATATGTAGTTGCAATGTCATCAAAAGTGCTAACAGCATCTTTCCATTCGATATTGGTTTCAAAAGTAGAAAACTTGTTATCAACCTCAGATTTGGTATATTTGTCATCCCAAACCTTTTTCCCATTTTCAAGGTCTGTTTTTAATTGATTTTCCACACCTTCTGCTCGTGTTTTTTCCGAAGAAACCGCTGTTTCAAGTGAAGTGATTTTTTGTGTATTGTTTGAGATATTTGTGCCATTTTTTGAAATATCTTCTGTATTCTTTGACACATTTTTCTCAATTTCATCAACTTTTGCCTTTACGACTTTATTCTGAATCGGATTTGTTGAGATAGAAGAGAGAGCATCATCAACAGGCAATCCTCT